TAAATATGTTCTTACTGGTCCTTCTGGATATTCTTGACTTAAAAAATCCCTCATTTTCTCTATATTTCTTGGGTCGTCATCTGAAAAACCTATTTTTGGTGTGAACTCTTGGTTATTTACATCGTTCTTAAAATAAGCCTTTTTCCCAATCTCAGCAGCTAAATCTTGACAATAAACTATAAATTTTCTCATTGCAACAATTTTTAACTCCTCAGGGTTCGCAGCACTTCCTTGTCCAAAAGTTACAGGTTCATACACACAAAGGTCCAAATATTCGTCAATAAGTTCTTTATCTGAAAAATTTACCTCTATTTGTTCATTTATATTTTCTTCCTCTGAAAAGAAGTTTCTATATTTTTTAAGGTTTTCTATTAGGGTTCTACTGTTAATACCATTATGGTTACTCACAATAAAATTATAAACACCTTCTCTTAATGCCGATGGATTATGACCCCTTGCAGTTATAATCGCAAAAACTGAACCACCATTTATACATTCAACAAAATCATTCCAAGACGGACCTGGTTTTGCTAACATCGAGTCGATGACAAATCTTTTGTCCCCCATTTCTTTAAAGAATCTGAATGGTTCTTTTGCATAACCAACAACAGTAGTACCCTTATAACTAAATGGTTCACTACCTATTTGGTGTCTGTGTTCAGCAAAATCTTCAGTAGACATACCTACTTCTTCTTCATTTTCAGTCATTACCATAATTTTGGTTGACATAAAAACGATATTATCGTCCCAATCAAAGGCATAATATTTAGTGTCAGGTGTACCTGATTCATCAATACCTTCATTAACTACTCTTTTTAAGTAATTGTAAACATATTTTTTAATGTCCATTATTTTCTTAATTTTTTAAGTAAGGTTTCTAATTGAGACTCAGTGATAATCACATTTTGTTTTTTTGAAGAAAAAGTTTCAACATTTTGTTTTTTATCTCCTAAAGTTTCTTTGATAATTTTTTTTTCTATTTTCATAGTTTTTTTAATATAAATATAATAAGGGGGACATTTCTATCCCCCTTTTTTTATTTTGTATTATACATCATCAAATGATGCTCCTGTTGGTGTAATTACAAACTCGATGTCGATGTATTCTAATGCTCTTGTTGGTTTTAAGAATATCTTACCAGTTAAAGTATTAGAATCCAAATCTTCAGGAGTATTTGAGACAGTCACTCTAAAGTCAATTAAACCTCGGTCTCTTCTAATTTGGTCTAAGATTGGGTTAACTGAATCTAAAAAGTCTTGTCTTACTTTATCATCATTTTGTTCAAACAATAATCTGATTGCTACCGCTGAAATTAATTTTCTCGCTTGTAGTAATAATCTTCTTACGTTGATTCTGTCAAGTGCAGACTCTCTAATTTGTAACGTTTTATTACCCCAAATAACAGTACCAACATCAGAGAACGTAGCGATTGGATTTATTCTACCTTTGTATAAAGTATCTCTATCCTCTTGAGTTAATTTTCTTCTTGCTTTAATTGAATTAACTAAACCTCTTGTGTAACCCGCAGATGCGAACCAAGGGAATGCAATGTTATCAGTTAAAGCCAAGTTTCTTACTACCTCAGCAGTTGGTGGTAAATAAATTTGTGTATTATTTACTGTGTCTCTTGTTAATACCCATGGGTAATAAGTTGCAGTGTAATTTGAATCAATCCCTGTCTCTTCTAAATTATCTACTGCCTCTTGAGGGTAGATAAGTCCTTCAGATACATCGTTCCATGTTGGTAGGAACATGTTGAAATCAGGAGTAGTACAAATGTAAATTGAGTCGGCTCTATCTGATTCTATCAAATCAATTGCGTCTTCAACTAAATTAGAGTTATTTACGTAATCAATACCAGGTGTTGTAAATACGTTGATATTAACCGCTTCTGGATTGTTGAATGTAGTTTGACCCCATTTGTAAGCGTAGTAGTCAGTGTTAGCCCAAGTCTCTTGGTTTGGACCTGAAATTTGCTTGAACGCTCCCCATCCTGTAGCCGTAGGGTATGTTGCTGACGGTGCAGCTCCGTATTTATAACCTGTCTGTCCTAATGCGAATGTGTCTGAATTTGTTCTATATTCTCTGTAAATATCCCATCCGTCGAATCCACCTGCAGGGTATAAAGTAAATTTACGAGTATTCAAACGGTAGTATGGATTATCTGCATCCGTAGGTTCCGAGTTAAAAGACCCAACACCCACTTCAAATGCTGACTGACCCGAAGTTGAATATCCTGCAGCTATAGTTACTATGGTTGCCCCACTATCCATGTGGAAACCTTTTACTTGGTAATTCCAAACAGGACCAGTTGTATCAGTCTGTATGTTTGCCGGTTGTTGTTTACCTTTATAATCGAAGAAATCATAATCGACACCGGTAATGTTTGAAATCCCTAAGTATGCCTTTCTTGGATTTTCACCGTTAGAAATAACAGAATTATCCCCTCCTGATGTGGAACCAAATGGTGGGTTGTAAATTACTTCACCTGGTTTTAAATATTTTGTTTTATAAACAATGAACGGTGGTGTTGCATCATCATATAGTCTCATAGTATAACCTTCAAAACCACAAGGTAGCGCATCTTCAGGTGCTTCATCACCCATCTCTAACATTATATATTTAGAGTTTAAGTTATACTCACCATTAGCAGTACCAATTTTGTTAGCTATAAAGTTATTTTGTGTTGGGTCTAATGAACAGTTTGTGAAACTTTCAATTACTCTCACATTTTGGTCGTTATCGTAAAAATCTCGTACAAAGACATCAAATGTTCTATTATTAAATGACATGTTTGCTAATGAAATTTTTACTAATCGGTTAGCGGCATTACCATCGGAAATTAATTTAAATTTGAATAATTTATAAACTTTATTCCCTCTTAATTCTGAAACAACATAAGGCGTTTCAGGTGTTTGGTATTGTTCTAAATAGAATCCAATAGAATTAGTGTCCAATGATCTAGCACTATCAAGTTCAACTAAATTACAATTTAATCCTCTGACATAACCTTGTCTATAACCATTTAAAAGAAGACTACTATAAACCTCCTCAACAAATAAAGGCACTTCCGTTCTATCTTTACCAAAATTACTTCTACCAAATACTTTTGATATGTATTCAGAATCTGACGTCAGCATTGATGTTTCAAAACTAAATGTGTCGGCATCTTTTGTTGTACCGGTAATTAAGAATGTTGCGTATGGATCTGTTGACACACCTGAGTATGCGCCCGTACAAACCATACTCACATCTGTTGTGCCCGTTACTTGATAAAGTGGTCCGTTTTGTGATGAAGAATAATTGGTAATACCTCGTGATCTTAATGTTGTAACTACAACATTATCCCATGTTGTGTTTGCTGTTGCCACATAGTTACTATAGAAAACAGAAACAGTACCTGAATATGTTCCTGCCGTTGCACCTGTAGTGATAGTGGCCATTGCCGCACCAAAACCATAACCCGCATAAGTTCCTGTCGGTGATGCTGGTGTATAATCAAATAATGCATAGTACCAAGCATCATTTGTAGACGCCGAAACATTTGTAGAAGTAAACAATATACTTGGAACTCCGAAAGTTTCGGTAGATGCTGAGATCGTACCCGAACCGTTTAATGTAACGCCTGTTACTGAGTTAGCTGTTGATTGACTAACTGAACCCCAAAATTGAGCTGATGTTCCTGTAAGTGGTGATGATGCTACATAGTATCCGAGTTGAGTTGATATGTATGATTGGAAGTCAGCGTTTAAAGATGAAGTACCGCCATCATATTGTGTATAAGTGCTATAAAAATCTGAAGTTAAACCAGCGGGTACTGATGTAATTGTAATATTAGAACTTGAACCTGTCGTACCGGTAAATTGGATTGTTTGAGGACCTGTACTTGTAGTTGCCGATAGGGTTGCGGGATTTAAATTACCTATAGTGGTAATTGACCACGAAGGTCCTGCATCATACCCTGACAAACCTAAAACTCTTGTAACAAACAACTGATTTGATTGTTGTAAGTAAGATTTTGCAATATATGATGTTTCATATTTAGGAATCTGTGTGTTAACAAATTTCTCAGGAGAAGTACCACCAAAATATACTTGGTACTCATCAAAATTTGTTATAAAAATTGGTTCGAAAGCGGGACCTTGTAAGGTCTCACCAACTAAACCAAGAGTTGTTACACCCACACTTTGTGCAACAAATGTTAAATCTCTTTCAGATGTATACACACCAGGAGACACAAATACTTTTGTTGATGAAGCCATTTTTAGTTATTAATAAATGATTTATTTTATCTATAAATACATCATCAAAAAGTAAAAATCTGACCCTTAAACTAATATTTTAAAGAGAGTATGTTTTTTTTCTGCCTTTTTTCTACCCAAACAAATATTTATTCTTAATGAAAAAAATTAAAAATATTAAGATATCCATACAAAGTCATGAAACACTAAAAAAGTATTGTGATAAAAAAGGTTTGAAAATATATAAGTTTTTAGAAAACTTAATAATGGAAAACTGTAAAGAGGTAAAAGATATCTATGGTGAATAATTACACTAATGTTACGTTTGTATAAAGAGTGGCAGATTCGGATAGATTTATTTTGTTAACTTGTATGTTTAAAGTATCTCCGTCATTTACCTGAATCGTCTCGATGTCATCACCCAAATAGTACGTTACGTTATTTCTTGTTATGTAAACAGAATAACCTGGTGTACATGAAGAACCATAATTTAATGTTCCTCCTGTGGTATTTGTTAATGTTGGTGTTGACCCACCTAACGCACATACATTACCATTACTACCAGGAGATAAAGAAACAGTAGTACTCGTCCCATTACAATTGGTATAGTTTAGTGTATTATTAGTTGTTGAACTGTAAGTTAAGTCATAACAGTTTTCAACATTAGAGGTTCTTAAAATTTTGATGTTTGCATTATATCTAAAAACTTCAGTCAACGAGGTATTACCTGCAACAAATAAAAAATCTAACGTAAAATCAGTTGGATTTGGCGGTTCAATCACAGCCTTTTTAGTTTTTCTTCTTGTGTCAAACTCAAACAAAGTTAATTGTCTAGAAATTGCAGGTGTCACTTCAAATTCTTCTTCATCAATTAAAAGACCCAACATTACAATTTTATATGTTGAAACATAATATTTTCTTTTTTCTAAATCTTTTACAGACTCGTCACTAACGTCCTCTAATTTTAAAGGGATAAAGTGACCTTTTATTTGGGTGTATGCCTGTTTAGAAGTAAATGTTCTCATCATTATTTTGTTGAAATCATTAACTTCTCTCATTCTATTACAAAATATTCTCACATTGTATGTGATGTCTACAGGTATTGGTTGAGGTATTTTATATACATCTGCACCCTTTCTTTGACCGTCCCAAGTTGGGACACTATAATAAAAAAATTGTCTCCTTTCAGGAATGTTAGCTCTTCCTGCATTATTTGTTCCGTATTTTACTTCAGGCATTCTAACAGTTGAAATAAATGGTAATGTAATATTACTATCTAAATCTTTGAAGTCCCATGTTTCGGTAAACTGTATCCAACTTTGATTAGTAATAATTCTATCAATTGTTGGTACTTTTTTTTCATCTACGGATAGTTCTAATTGATTTTTCACAAAATCTAACATTCCCCTATCTAAATCTGAGTGTAGAACTCCTTTTGGTAAAAAGGTACCTTTATCGGTAATTTCATCCAAAAGTTCTTGCCTTCTTTCTTTTCCTACTTTTTCAGGAACTAAAGGTAATTTTTTAATAAATTGCTTTGGTAATGCCATTTTTATATACCTCTAAATTCGTTATCGGTTACAGGTGCCGCTTTTATTGTCCTGTAAAACGGTTTATATCCGCCGTAAGAATGTTTTAAATCTGAAACTACCCTTCCATCGTCAACCACGCTATAATATCTCACTCTATTTTCTGTTTCATAATAACCTATGTAATCACCCAAAGATATATCTATACCTAATTCAACAAGTGTTTTTTGATAAACACTCACTGTCAAATTACCCGGTTCGGATTGATAAAGTTTTGAAGACCCTAAATCGGTATTTGTTGGTGTGTCAATTTTTACATAACCTTTAAATTCTACAGGTGGTAGAAACTGTATAGTATCTGAAATAGCTTCACCATAAACATCGTCAGTATCGGTTCTTTGTCTATCAACTCTATACAAGACCAATGAAAAATTCATATCACCAAGTAACCATTCTTCACCCATAGAAAGGTCTAAGTCAAAGTCTTGTTCAGAAAAAAACTTATTTAGTCTGGTTATTGGAACTCTATTATCTGCCATACCTATAAATACTTTGATTGATTTTTTATGGTTGTTTATTATATTTTAATATATAATGGAAGATTTTGTGCATAAAACACCCGAATCAAAAGCCCTTTTAATATTAGACGATTATGAAGGGTCAAATAATTACATCCTTAATTTAAAACACAAAAAACAAAATAGTAAGTCTTTTGTTCCTACGAGACCTCAGGCGGATTACATCAATAATTATCACACATTACAACCAAAAGTTGCAAAAAAATGGGTCAAGTTAGACTCTTATTTTGGTAAAAAACTAATGGAAGATAAGATGTATACCAAAGAACCTTCAGAAATTTATGTCGAGAAGTTGTTGGTTGAAAAAGATAAAGCTTATCATATTTGGGGTAAAATATTTTCAGGAGAAACTCTACATGACTTTTGGATGCCAAAATCGGCATTATTAAAAGATAATGAAGTTAAAAATATTTCTATAGATTATGGTAAATACACCCATAGACCACCTATGGAACACCAAAAAGAGGCAATTGAAAAACTTGTAAAAAATAAAAAGTTTATTTTGGCTGATGATATGGGTCTTGGTAAAACTACTTCAACAATCATCGCAGCTTTAGAAACGGGAGCTAAAAAAGTTTTGATTGTGTGTCCCGCATCTTTGAAAATAAACTGGCAAAGAGAGATTGCAAATTATTCAGATAGAACCGTATATATTGCAGAAGGTAAGAAATTTTCAGATGAACATGATTTTGTTATTGTGAACTACGACATCTTAAAAAATTTCCACGACACTAAAGAAAAAGATAAGTCTGAAATAATGAGGATTAATTTTGATTTAGTAATCATGGATGAAGCTCATATGATTTCTAATCCGCAAGCACAAAGAACAAAAATAGCCAACGACATTGCAAGTAAATCAAATAGAGTTTGGTTATTATCAGGAACACCTATGACTTCTCGACCTATGAATTATTATAATTTGTTAAACCTTGTTGATAGTCCTGTGGCGATGAATTGGATGGCTTATGCTAAAAGATATTGTAATGGATTTCAATTTAGTGTCGGAAAAAGAAAGGTGTGGAACGTTACAGGGGCATCTAATCTTGACGAATTAAGAGAAAGAACCTCAACACACATTCTAAGAAGATTAAAAGAAGAGGTTTTAGATTTACCTGAAAAAATTAT